GACGTGCCATTCCCGCCGCTGCAAAGCCTCACAAGCGTTGTGACGTATGACCGGGGCAACAACGCCAGCACGTACAGCGACACAAAATATCAAGTGGACCTGCAAAGCGGGCGCATCTACCTCAACGAAGGTGAGGTTTGGCCTTCTGATCTGCGGGCGCAAGACGCGGTGCAAGTGACGTATGTCGCAGGCTATGGCAGCGGCTCTATCCCTGACCCAATCCTGCAAGCAATCCGCAGCTACGTTGAGCAGCTTTATGACGGGTGCGAGGGCATGACCGCAGAAATCAAGCGGCTGCTGGCACCGTATCGCCGGGCTGACGAATTAGCATGGTAAGCTGTTGCTCCAAATATAACGCGCGGCAGCTACGCAGTCGCATTACTATCCAGACCAAGACGCAGGTCGCGGATGGGATGGGCGGCTACACCGAGACGTGGAGCGCCGGAGACGCCGTGTGGTCCATGTGGAAGCCCATGAGCGGCAACGAGCGGGTGCAGGCCATGCGGATACCGCCAAGCCTGTCAGTGCGTGCTGTGATCCGTTTCAGGGGCAATGCGGAGGGCGCACCCTATTACAGCGCGGCTGACCGGGTGGTGTACCGGGGCAGGACGTATAACATCACGGCAATCGTGGATGTGGACGATGCAGGCGAGTGGCTGGAATTATCGCTAACCGAGGGTGAGCCGTCGTGAGCCGGGTAGAGATAAGAATTGACGGGGTAAAGGACTTGCTTGCCGATCTGCGAAAGCTGGGCGATTTGAGCGATGAACTGTTGGTTGACACCATCAACGACGTGGCGATGGATACTCAGAACGAAGCGGTGCGAGGCATACAGCGAGGCCCGGCCAGCGGGCGAACTTATGACACATATTTCTGGACTGATGCCCAAGGTCGTTTGCGCAAAGGTGAGCCTCGCGTTCCGCACACTGCGTCAGCACCGGGGCAGTTTCCTATGAGCGACACGGGTCGGTTGGCAAGCAATGTCGAAAGCATCCTTGCGACACCGGCAAACATTCGGGCCAAAGTCGGAACAAATATTATCTATGGCGCATATCTTGAGTTTGGCACTTCCAAGATGGCCGCACGCCCGTGGCTTCAGCGCAGTTTTCGCCAAGCGGCAGAAGGTGTTGCAAAAGAACTCAAGGCCAAGCTGGAGGCGCGGTTATGAGTTTTGAGACAGCAGCCCAAGAGATTGTTTTTGACGCACTGAACGGTCAGATAACAGCGGGCGTCTATGATGACGTGCCCTATCTGCCGGAGGGTATGCCCCGCCAGAATTTTCCGTATGTCGTAATCGGTGACGACACGACAACGGCGTGGGACACAGACGACACCCTTGGCAAAGAGATAACACTGACCGTGCACATTTGGAGCAGGGCGGCGGGTTTCAAACAGACTAAATCCATCATGGGTGAGGTCTATGACATTCTCAATCGCGGCACTCTATCCAAGACAGGCTATAATGTGGTAGATTGCCTGTGCGAGTTTTCGCAGGCGATGCGTGACCCGGACGGGGAAACCCGGCACGGCGTCATGCGGTTCCGGCTAACGATCCAGAAGGAGACATAACATGGCTGGCTTTAACGGTCGATCACTGACCATTGATTGGGACTCGACCACGCTGGTCGGTGTTCGCACTCGTGGCATGACCAACACCAATGAAATGGTGGACGTGACCACTGACGACGATAGCGGATTTCGCACGCTGCTTGCGACACCCGGCGTCAAATCAGTGGAAGTAAGTGTCGGTGGCATTTCATCAGATGAGGTTCTGCTTGCTGAATTTTACAACGCCAGCACTACTGGCGAGACGTTGCAGATTGATTTGCCTTCCTCGCTAGCTTCGCCCGGCAACGTAAGCGGCACATTCCATCTGGCATCGTTTGAACTGACCGGCGAGCATGATGGCGCTGTGGAATTTTCTGCCACATTCCAGTCCAGCGGAACGGTCACTTACACCGCATCCTCTTCATAAGGTGATCTATGCGGAAGCTGAAAGCGTCACTCGGAGGCCATGAACTTGAACTTGCTGCCACGTTTGGCGCAGCGTCTGATCTGTCTGAGCAAGTGGGTGATCCACTTGCCATTGCCCGCGAGGCACAGATTGAGGCCATGCTGTCAGGAGTGGGGCAGGTGTATCATCCCAAGTGGCAATTCACGGTTAAGAACGTGCCGACAATCTTGCATATCGGCATCAAAGCGGCTGGACGCGATATGACGCTGGAAAAGGTGCAAGAGATGGTCGTTGAAAATGGGTTCCTTGAAGCCAAGACCATTGCCTTGGACTATATCGCGATGATCGTCACACCCAAGTCGCAGGAAGTGGATGGCGAGGACAGTGGTGCATCGTCGGGGGAGTGACATGGGCCGCTTTCGAGCGCAATGCGTATCAAGCGGCCCGGTCATGGGGCATGCAGCCAAGTGAATTTTGGGCTTTGCCCGTTTGTGATTGGTGGGTCGAACTGGATGGCAAGATTGCTGAAAACAAAAGGGTCGAAGATTTAACGAAGGGCGGTTCCGCGCGGAGCGGCTTTTCGCAGGCTGAATGGGCCGATGCAAGGGCCAGACACAAGGCAAAGATGAATGACCGAACTCGCAGCCCTTAACGTAAAAATCAACGGCGATAGTGCCGACCTTCAGTCTGATATTGCAAGGGCCAAAAAGCAGCTTGCTGCCTTTGAAGCGCAGGCAAACAAGGCCAACAAAGGCACAAAGGGGTTCAGCGGCAGTATGGCCCGCCTTGGTAACGTTTCCCGCCAAACGCGGGCGGCAATTACCAACACATCTTATCAGCTTCAGGATATTGCGGTTCAGTTATCAATGGGCACGCGGGCCAGCACTGTGTTCGCGCAGCAGTTGCCGCAGCTTGCCAGCGGTTTCGGTGCTGTCGGCGCTGTCATTGGTGTGTTGGCTGGTGTTGGCATTCCGGCACTAGCCTTTGCTTTTTCAGCGGCTGGCGATAGTGCAAAAACTTTTGGCGGCTCACTGAGCGGCCTTGAAGAAGAAATTGAAAATATCAATAAGGCACTTGACGAACTTAGGGGCAAGCAAATTTTCGCAGAGCAGAATTTGCAACTCGAAGAACAAATTCCGCTTTTTCGAGAGATAGAAAGAATACGAGCACAGATTGCCGAAAGAGAACGTCTTATGGCCATACCGGGCAAAGAGGGCGGTTATGGTTTTATGCAAAGAGAGGCTGCAGAAGAAGAAAACAAAACGGCTCGAAAGAGGATAGCCGCTATTCAGGCTCAGATACGTGCTATCAACGCCGAAGTTGTCTTGCGCGAAGAGCAGATTGCTAAGGCACAGGAAAGTCTTCGCATTCAGCGGCAGACGGCAGATGAGTTTGCATCGGCAGCGGCTGCGGGACAAGGCGTGCTCGCGGTTGAAACAAAAATGCTCCGTGAACGTAAAGCTAGTGCAGAAGAAGCTGCGCGTACTGCGGAGATACAAAATCGCTTTCTTATTGAGGGTGCAGCGATTGCAAGTAGATTTGCCGGTGAGGCAGAAGTCATGTCTCAATCTCTTGACGGCACCAAAGCAGCGGCTGCTGGTGTTAAATATCAGACGCAGTTAGCAAAAGAGCAGGCATCAGGTCTTAATGTCGCCGCTGGGTTTGTTTTTGATAAATTAAACGGGATTTCTGGTGCTATCGAGTCGGCGCTTCCTTTCGCAGACCATCTTAAAACAAAATTGTTTGCGGCTGGTGAAGCCTTTTTTACCGCATTGAAGGTAACCTCGGAGGGGCCGGGTGTAGACCCTCTTACGGCATTTGGCGGCTTTGGTGCGTTTAAATATGGCGACCCTTCAACATTTAGTCCCGATATGGCAGGTGGCGGTGCCGACCCCTTAATTGGTCAACTTGAAAGCGTTCAAAATGCCTTAATGACGCAAGAGGAACAGCAAATTGCATCTTTCCAGCGTCAGCAAGAAACATTGCAGCAAGCGCTGGAGCAGCGGCTTTTAACACAGCAGCAATACAATGAACTGTTTCAAGAGGCAGAGTTCCAACACGCAAACGCAATGGCGCAAATCAAGCAAAAAGAAACGCAGATGGTGACATCCGCACAAACTGCTATGTATTCAGAATTAGGCAATTTGCTGGGCATGTTTGCCACCAAGTCCAAAGCCGCCGCAATTGCACAAATTGCTATAAACAAAGCGCTGTCGATTGCTTCGATCATTCAAAACACGGCAATGGCTCAAGTCCGTGCTTTGGCAGAATTGGGGCCAATACTTGGCCCGCCTGCTGCTGCAAAAATTGCTGCGTTTGGTAAAATTCAGGCAGGTTTAGTTGCAGCAACTGGTTTCGCGCAAGCGGCTGGCGCAGGCGGTAGCGGTGGCGGCGGCGGCGGTTCATTTGGTGCAGCAGCCGCAGCTTCTGCCCCAGCCCCGCTTGATGTGCGCCTCAGTGGCGTGAGCGCAGATGAATTTATCAGCGGGGCCAGCATCCAAAGCCTGTTTGACCGATTGCAGGATGAAGCTGGCGACCGTGGCCTGAGAGTGAGTTTTGCCTAATGACCGTGCTAATAGGATCAACCAAAGCAGCGGCTCTTGCGACAGCCGGAACCACAAACAACCCGATTGTGCTCTGGGAGAGCCTGTCCGGCACCCTGACCACCGGCGTCGGCACAGAGGTTGAGAGCGCGACACTTTCAGCAACTGGCACGACCTATGACCCGTGGATTGCCACTCCGACCGGTGGTGGCATCACCACGCTGCAAATGGTCTTCGCCTCTGCGCAGTCACTGAATGCTGTTGCCATTGCTGCGCACAACATCGGCACAATTGGCGCAACGGTGCGCGTGCAGTACAGCACCAACAGCGGATCATCTTGGACAGAAACCGAAGCGGGCAACATCAGCCCCTCTGACGATCAAGCAATTCTGTTTTACTTCGATGAAGTCAGCGCGGATTACTGGCGCATCCGTGTGACCAATGCTGGCTCAAATAATGTAGAGATTGGCGTTGCATATTGGGGAACTGTGATGACCATTCCCCGGCGCTTTTATCAAGGCTACACGCCGCCGATCACGCCTACGAATGTCATGCTGCAATCCAACGTCAGCCAAGGCGGCAACCTGCTGGGGGCGGCTGTCACTCGCAAGGGGTCAAGTGCCAGCGCGACGGTGCAAAACGTGGACCCGACATTCATTCGGGGCACGGACTTCAAGGGTTTCATGAACCACTTCAATAACGGCAACGGCTCGTTCTGGGCATGGCGTCCGACAAAATACGGCGACCTGTTTTATTGCTGGCGGGATGGCAACACGATTGCACCGACGAACAGCGGGCCGAGGGACTTGATGTCGTTTGACATGAACATGAGGTTCTACGATGAACCGTGAACTGCTGCAAATTGTAGAACTGGATGTAAACCGGTGCGGCTTAGATTACGGAAGCAATCCTTGCATTGCTGCACTGGGCACGACCGGCGTGCGCAAATGCTACAACACTTATGCCACCTGTCAGAACAAAGTAAACTTCGGCGCACCAGCCGAGCCGAGCGGTGGGCCAGACCGGACCTTTGAGCAGCTAGAAACATTCACCAACACGGGCTTTGCCCGCAGCGCTGATCTGTTTTTTGCCGCCAGCCTTTCAATCCCGTCTGCTGATCCTGACGGCTGTATCTGGGAACTAGGTGGCAGCGGGACAGGTGCCTACTGCGGATTTACGTCTGGCAACCTTGTTTGGAGGGTAGGCGATGGTGGCTCCGGCACGCCAACAGATTGCGCCAAGCTGGACATCGACCCTTCGGATATTCTGGGCAAGACCGGCATACTTTACGGGCAGGCTGATGTTTCGGCTAACACAGTTGAACTCTGGTTCTTTGAGCAGGGCACAAGCACCGTGACGCTCTTGGGAACTGACACAGCCGCTGGAAGTTATACCAACTGGGCCGGGACAAATGCAGGCGCTGTGGGGCGTGTCAATGCTCAGTACCCAACGGACGAAAGCGGCGCGAACTACAACGGCACCATCAACGAGGTCAGGTTCTACGACTCAACGGACTTTGCTCCAGTGGGGCAGGGAGACGCCAACACAACCACGCTGAGGTTTGCCAAGAACCAGAACGGCATTATACGCTCTCAGCGCGTCTACCCGGCGCTGCAATCGGTCAGCACCAACCCTACAGAGATCAACCTCGGCGGCGTCAACGACCGGCTGGGGAGCCTCGGTAAGTGCGCACGTATCTCGGTTAAGCTAAAAGACTTCACGGACAGCGATATATGGTTTGACAACTATCAGGCCGAGCGTGTGGATGGCACGGCGCAGACTGACGAGGGCGGCTACAATCCGCAGGAGCGCGGCACATTCTTTGGCAAGTTGCGGCGTCGGTTTCCGTACTATGTGGGCCGGGCGCTGCGGGTCAAAGAGGGCTATGTTTCTGGCAAGGAAACCTTGCCTGTCATAGCTGGCAGAGTGTGGGTCGATGCAAATTATTGGGATGATGATAAGCTGTGGCTTGACACTCCAGACATGAGAACTCGCAACTACGTCGTGACAGAGTGGTCTGGGCCAGATGCAGCAGGCAACGTCACCATCACGGCCAGCGATGTGTTGGACCTCGCTAGTGACAAGAAGGCGCAAGCCCCGGCACCCAGCCAAGGGCGGCTTGCTGTGAATGTGGCAAGCAGTGGCTTGCCTTCCTTTGATCTGGTTCCGGCTGATGCGGGCGACGAATACCCGGCGTCTGGCACTGCTGTGATTGGGTCTGAGATTGTTACGTTCACCCGGTCAAGTGACACAATAACTTTGACAGCGCGGGCGCAGGGCGGGTCTACCGCATCCAGCCACAGCGCTGACGACACGTTCCAGCTTTGCTATGTTGCGAATGACGCAACCATTGCCTCAGTGGCGATTGATCTGATTACTAACTATGCGGGCATTGACGCCTCCTATATTGACACCTCTGCGTGGACAAGCGAGGGGGAGCGGTGGCTTGCCACCGTCTCACTGAACACAATCATCACCAAGCCTACAGGCGTGACTACGCTGCTGGCTGAACTCTCTCAATTTGGCGTCATTTGGTGGTGGGACGATGAGAATCAAGAAATCCGTATGAGAGCCAACAGGCCGTTAGATGTAGGCGAAACGGCTGCCAATCTGTCAGACAGCGTGACCTTTATTGAGGACAAGTCAGACACAGCCGATTTGTACGACCAGCGCTTGTCGAGGGTTTTCTTTTTTCACGGCGTGATTGACTACACCCAAAGCACAACCAGCGGCGACAATTACCTGCGCGTTTCCGTGGCCATTGATAGCGAGGCCGAAAGCAAATTAGAATATGACCAGACCCAAAGCTATGAAATATTCTCGCGATGGCTGGGCGAGGCTGGAAACTATTCAATCGCAAGTCCTGCTGTCAAAAGACTGCTCAACCGATACCGCGACACACCCAGACAATTCCTATTTGAATTTGACGTGAAGGATGAGGCCAGTGTTGCTGTGGCTTCTCCGGTTACAATCCAAAGCCGGTTAATACAGGACGAAACCGGCAACAACCTTGCCACGCAGATGCAAATCACATCTCTCGAAGAGATCGTTGGAGGCCATCGGCTTAAGGCCAAGGCGCAGGATTATCAGTTTGCGGAGCGCTACGGGTTTATCACGGAAAACAGCCGATCTGATTATGATGCGTCCACTGATGCACAGAAAAACACCGGCACTTACTTCGTGGATGAAAATACGCTAGAATTCAGCGATGGCACCGGACCATATGTGTTTTTTTAATGGAATGATCTAATGGCAACTTGGACAGACCCAGCTACCATTAACACCGGGCCAGATGATCCGGTGACGTCGGAGTTCGGCACGGCTGCGCTTGAGAATGTCGAGGCGTTTGCAGAAGGCGCGTCGGGTGCGCCCAAGCTGGCGATGAAGCACGAAACGGGCGCAGGGACCACCGGCAACGTAGATTTCACTGTAACCAACTACGGCGGGGCCAGCTTTTTCATCAACGTAACTAACTCTTCCGGCAGCACCGCGCGGAACCTTTCTGTAAATGTCAGCGACGGCACATTCGGCACGGCTCAAACGCTCATCAGCGTTCCGGCAAGTAGCAGCCGCGTTCTGAGCGGCTATTGGATTGAAGCGACGGGCGAGGTAGAGGCTGTGTCAACCACCGCGCATTCCGCGACTGTCACCAAGACCAGCGGCATTACCACGTTGCGGTTCAGCGGTGCAACCGACTTGACCTTTGGCGTGCACGTGACCCTTGATGGCGGGGATGCTGCGACATGAGCAAGGAATTGACCAAGGCTAAACTGCGGCAGCAGAATAATGGAGAATAAAAATGCCTACCTTTAGCGACGGTGAGAGCGGTTTAAGTATTCGCACTAAGCTCAACACGATCATCAACAAGGTTGAGGGTGTTACAGCAATTGACAATGACATTGACGTAACGGGCAAAGTCAAAGTCGGCACTGGTGCAGGCGCGAATGGTAACGCCGACGAACTTGTTATATCCAAAGACCAAACCAACGTTGGCATGAGCATTCTAGCTGAGGATGCTACAGGAGTCTGTCGTGTTCTTTTCGGCTCACAGACAAACAATAGCACCGCAAAAGTCCAGCACAATGAAAGCAATAGCAGGCTGATCGTTCAGGCTGAAGGCGACCTGTACTTCCAAACGGGCGGCACCAGCACCACTATGACGCTGAACGCTTCGGGCGATTTAGATGTTACTGGCGCACTGTCTAAAGGCTCTGGTTCGTTTAAGATCAGCCACCCGTTGAAGCCTGACACCCATCACCTCGTTCACAGCTTCATTGAAGGACCGCAAGCCGACAACCTTTACCGTGGCACTGTGGCTTTGGTGGGCGGTTCAGCGACCGTTAATCTGGATACAGCAGGCCGCATGACCGAAGGCACCTTTGTTGCTTTGAACGGCAACGTGCAGTGTTTCACCAGCAACGAGCAGGGTTGGACGGCAGTAAAAGGTAGCGTTTCTGGCAACACGTTGACTATCCAAGCGCAGGACTCGGCTTGCACTGACACCGTGTCGTGGATGGTGATTGGCGAGCGCAAAGACCAGCATATGATTGACACCCACTGGACCGACGCAGCGGGGCGCGTCATCACTGAGCCGGAAAAGCCCCCTGTTGAAGAAGATACCGAGTAAAGGCGTGAACGATGGCCCAAACTGAAAGTTGGCACTTGAATAAAAGCGTACCGATTACGCTAATCATCGGTCTAGCGGTGCAGGCCGGTGGGGTCATCTGGATGTTTAGTTCAATGGCGAGTGACATTGAGAGCAATCGGGACCGCCTGACCAAAGTAGAAACCCAAGTGAGCCAGATTGAAGACACCGCGCAGGCACAGGCCGTGCAGCTTGGCCGAATTGAAACTAGGCTAGATGCGCTGATGGACCAGTCTGAGCGCATCCTGCGGGCCTTGGAAGCGAACTAAAATGATTGATCCACTCACGGCGCTGTCTGTTGCAGCGAGCGCTGTGGGTAACGCACAGCAGCTAATCGCCGCTGGCAGGGACGCGACATCTGCACTGGCAAAATTCGCCGGTGCTGTGAGTGATGTCAATTACGCTGCGGAGAAAGCCAAGAATCCTGGTATCTGGAAGAGCCTAACGGGATCGGCAGAGGCCGAGGCCATAGAGATATTTGCTGCGCAGAAAAAGATGCAGCAGATGCAGCGAGATATTGAGACGCTTATTGGCTACACTTACGGCCAGAAAGGGCTGCAAGATTACAAAGAAACACTGCGCCGCGTCCGTATTCAGCGCCAAAAAACCGCGTACCGTAAAGAGGAAATCAAGGATGCCTTGATTACGTGGACGCTTGGAACGCTGATAGTTCTGGCAGGTATAGCCGGATTGGCCGTTTTGATGTATGCAATCGGTAGAAACCAAGGGAAATGGTAATGCGCGAGATCAATGAAATTATCATCCACTGCACCGCTACCCGGCCAAACTGGTGGGAAGACAAGACCACCGAGGAAAAGGTTGCCGAGGTTAAGAGGTGGCATGTAGAAGGAAACGGGTGGTCCGATATAGGCTATACCTACCTCATTGACCGATCGGGAACAGTGGCGAATGGAAGGCCTGTCGAAAAGGTCGGAGCACACTGTAAAGGTCACAACAGCAACAGCATCGGCATTGCATTGTTCGGCGGACATGGGTCCAGCGAACGCGATACGTTTAAAGATCATTTCACAGTCGAACAAAACAAGGCATTGCGCCAATTAATTGCCGATCTATCCGACACCTACGGC